AGCCGTTGACCGTCACGCCCGTGCCGCCCGTAATCGTCAAGGTGGTTGCCGAGTAAGGGATAAGCGCCGTACCAAAGCCCGGCACGCGCCCTGCCGTGATTGTGTAGGTACGGGCCGCATCGCAAACCAACACTTGCCCGTTGTCCGTGGCCGCCGCGTCCCGGTTGGTCGTCAGCGGGATAGGAATGGCCACGCCGGCTACTTGAACGCCGCCGGCCGTCAGTGCGCCGCCGGCAGTAACTGCGGCAGGGGCGCCCCCGACAGTACCGTCAGGCGCTACCATTTCCCCCGCGTCGTTCGTGGCTAGTGCGCGAACGCCGCCAGCTTCGCGCTGCACCTTAGTGACCGGTGCGAAGAACGTGGGGTCCGCAACGCCCACAGGGGCCACGCCGCATGCTTCGCCGCGGGCAGTGTCGAAAATGGCAATTGCCGGCTGTACTGAAAGGGTCATGGCCTATACCTCAATGATTGGTCGACTGGTACATCGACAATTAATCTCTTCGCCCGGCTGGATGTAAGACCCAGAAATTAGGCAACCTTGCGCGATATCATACTCTTTTCCGTCCGCTGCGACATGATCCGGGCGGGGGTTCTTGCCGGCGTGCGAGTGCATCCATTTTGCCCGCGTAATGCCTAGCTCAAGCTGCCGGGCGCGATTGACGACGGCGTTCGCCTTGTTGCTTTGGTCACGGGCAATCAGTTCGGCACGGTGCGCAGCGGCAGGGTAGAGGGCTTTCAGGTCCGCGACCATTGTCGCCAGGTCACGGCCCGAGCTATACGAGCGCATGACGACGCCCTCGACTTGCTGCAGGTACTGGGCGGGAATTGACTTGATCAGGCTGACATTCTCGGCCAGTGACGCCTCGAACGCATCACGGACGGCCGGCGTCATGCGGAACTGCACAGTCCAGCCCGCAGCCTTCAGCGCTTGCTGGAATGACCGGCTGCTCGTGTCGTACATGCTTTTGACGTACGCCTCGGCAACCTTGGGCGCTTCATCCTCCAGCTTGGATATCCAGCGGTCAGCCAGTTCATGCAGTTCCTTGGCGATGCGCTCCGAGGGCGTGGCGTCCTGGGCGAGCCGGGGCGGCGCTTTCCGGTACGCGGCTCGCATCCAGTAAATGACGCTCGCCTCGATGTCGTCCAGCATGGCGCGAAGGCGCTTCCTGTACCGGGCCTCCACGCCGCGGTTTGCATGGACGGCCCGAACCGTGACGCGCTTACGGGCGAGGGTCATTGCTTGACCTGCTCCGGTTCCGGATCGGGCTGCACGATCACCAAGTCCGTATCAAGCCCGAGATAGCCGCTCTCAGGATCACGCGCCAGGCGTTCGCGTTCCTCGCTCGGGTCGATCACGCCGTTCGTGATGTACGTGGCCGCCGCTTGGCTATTCTTCATGCGGATGTCTGCCAGTTCGGCCGGCGTCATCTGGTACAGCGGGTTCCACACGAAGCCGATATCCGGATCGATCCGGCCCCACAAGGAAAGCTGCACGACCTGCAGGATCGTTTCGACCGGCTTGGACCAGTGCGCGGATTGCTGCGCCGCTACCCAGTCGTAAAATACGCGAATCTCGCCCTCACTGGACGCATTCAAGCCGCTGGGGGAAATGCCCGTCAGCTTGATGGCCGGAATGCGCGACACGCTGCACATATGTTCTTGGCTCTGGGCTTGCAGTTCGTGCAGCCCTGAGAGCGGCGTATTGACTTGGACGAGTTCTTCCCGTTCCTTGTCGAGCACCATCAGCCCTTTGTTACTGCGCATTTGCGTGAAGAGGGCAGCCCGATTCATCAGGTTTCCGCCGTCGTCCTCGTCGTCCGCGCCGAGCAGCTGCGACATATCCGTGGCCAGCACAGAGATGGAAAAATTGTTGATCAGGTCCGCCACGCTCTGACGGGTCCGCAGCCAGTTCTCGACGTACGGCTCGGCCAGTTGCGACAGGGACATGCCGCCGAAATTGAAGGCCGGTTTCATCAGGTCCGGCAGGGGGCGGGTGATAACGGTCATCAGCCGGGAAGCATGCACCTTCTGCCCGAGCATGAACCACGACGAGGGCTTGAAGAAGTCAGGCGCGATCGGGTCGACCGCGTTGTACGTGGCCGGCGTTGTCCACACTGCCTCGACGCCGGCCAGCTTCTTCAGGGAGCCTTGGGCGATGGTCTTGGGCGACAAGATCATAGGCGTGTCGCGGGCGTCGTCCGGGCAGCAATCAACGAATATCTGGGCGCGACCGAAAAAGGCGTCATGCTCGACGGCCTTCTGGATGACTTCACGTACGCCCAGCCGCTTGAATTCCGCCTCAAGCTCCTTGACGCGGCCATCCTCGGCTTCTTCCGACTTGCTGGTGATGGTCAGCCATTCCCGCGTCACCTCGGTCGACAGGGCTTCGGCAAAGGCACGGAACTCGGCCCGCGTGCTCAGTTGCGACAAGTACGGGTAGCCAGGAAAGCCCTGACCGCTCGCAACGGTCATCAGGAACTGAGACTCGACGCTATCCATCGCCAGGGCCGGGGCGGTCGCACCTTTGGGCACCACGCCGGGCGGGAGTTGCGGCGCTTGGATCGGAAAGCGCGGCTCTTCGGTCAGCGGGGCGGCAAGGGCCGCAGCGCGGCGGAAGTTCGGGCGGCGCGGGGGCGCGGTATCGGCCGGGGCGGGAGCCGGCCAGAGCCGGCGTTTGATGCGTTCGAACATGGCGAACTCCTGAAATATTCCCGCGAGTATAGCCTAGCGCGTCACCTTTGCCAGCACCTTGCTGCCCACCTTCAGGCCGCCAGTCTCGGGGGCGAAGCACATCACGAACGCGTCGGCCAGGTTCGGGCTGGGGATTTCGCGCTTCTCCAAGTCCTTTTTGCTCTCGACTTTCACCCGCCCGTTCTGGTCGAAGTCGCGCTTCGGCGTGGATAGCTCGGTCTTCAGCTTCTCCAGATTCGGCATGTGGCTGCTGATACTGATCAACTGGTCGGCAGGGTACTGCGTGCCGTTCCGTACCGCGTCAAACGTGTTGCGGAAGCGGTCGGCAACGCCCCACCACGTTTGAGCCTTCAGGTTGCTGAAGTAATCCTTGTTCTTGATCCGTTCGTGCTTGTCCTGCGCGTAGTAGCGTTCCGGCTCATGCACTGCCGCGCCGGCATTGAACTTGCTGTACCGCACGGGCGCCCCATCACGGGCCTTGTTCAATTCGTCGAACTTGCCGCCGCAATGGGCGCCCACGCCAATGGAGTCGTAGCGGATGGCCGCGCCGTGCCGTGCCGCCGTGTTGTAGGTCCGGCTGCACGACTTAAGCAGTTCATCCTCCCCGCCCTTCCACTCGTCGCACCAGAGCGCAACGGAGCCTTGCGAGAGCACGTTCGCGCACTTGTCGTCGCCGTCGTCCGCAACGTCAAAGCCAAGCACGTGCCGCCCGTCCTGACCGAAGCCGAGCCGCACATGCGCGTCAATCGCCGCCTCAATCCAGTTACGGCGGATCAGCACGCGCTCGCTGTCACTCATCGGCTCGCCCAGGTAAATGCGGGCGTGCTCGTCCGGATCGGTCAGCGCCAGGTGCTCAATAATCTTTCGGCTGGTGTTGGAGAGAAACGGGTTTTCATTGTAGTTGATCTGACGAACGACCGTATCCGGGGGCGGATTGGCGACCATCGTCTGGTAAATGTAGTCCGTGACGAAACGCGGATTGAACAGGAACCAGTTTTCCGAGCCTTCCTTACGGATGGTCGGATTAATGATTTCCCATTGCGTCTTGGTCATCAGGTGGCACTCTTCGTGCCAAGCGATATCCACACCTTCCGTTGATTTGATTTCGTCAATGTTCCGGGCGATACCGTAAAACAGGAAGTCGCTGCCCGTGTCAGGGCACTCAATACGGTTGTTGTAGATCGCGAATCGATGCTTGAGGCCGAACCGGTCAATCTGGATTTTCAGCAGCGAATACACGCTGTCGTCAATCCGGTTTTGAAACTGCCGAGTCGCAAGGGTCCGGACCTTGGTGAATTGCGCCAAAGCGATGGCGTTTCCTGCCGCGTCCCATGACTTCGATGAATCGCGCCCTCCATACAGCACGCGATTGCGTGCAGGAACGGCCCAGAAGTCGCGCAGGGCGGGGTTAAGGGTAGGCCTAGGGTCAGTCATCGGAATAGAAGTCCGAGCGCTTCCTGGGGGCTTCAGGGATCAGCGGCTTGCCGTCCTTGCCGGTCATCTCAATGGCCGACACCTTCGGGTGCATGTAGGGCGCGGCATCACGGGCAAACGAAAAGGCCGCCGCAGGGCCGCCCTTGTCGTACGCCTCATTCATGGCTTCAATCATCACCTCAAGCGGCGTCATGCCCGTAGCGGCCACACGCTCCGCAATGGCGCGCGTTTTCTTCGTGACGCTGCCGGGCTTGCGCCCCGCTCCTGGCCGCGCCCCGCCCCGTCCGCTTGGTTTCTTTTGAATAAGTTCATCCATGATGATTTCAATGATAACGCATTTTCAGCACTTGTCTAACCCTCCCGTGTCTTGACCGCCCCCAACACGCAACGAGGCGTCCACATCAATACCCGCGCAAATTGCCTATACCCGCAAAATACCCGAGTCGGTCGGTTACTATTAAGTCCTTGATTTTAAATAACTTTTATACTCTTTATTTCTCTTAACTCTCTTTCAGGAAAGTTAACGTCACCGTACAGTATGTAAGATATGTAAGTACCGTCATAGCCGTATCATATATGCTGGAACGTAGGGGAGAAGGTGAGCTGGTGGCGGGTATTGTTAAGTGCTTGATTTTATTGTACCCGGATTTTACTTGACTCGAAAAGGTACTTAGCGTACTCTATAAAAACACATAGATCGGGAGCTAAAATGTTCGCAATTCTTACTC